GACACTCAATATGCCATTGAGCAAATCCAGCGGATCAGAGACGCTATTCCGGCATCCATGGATGTCTCGTTGAGGAGACTGGAGGTAAATTATGACATTGGACGAGTTTGCGAAACTGCTGCTGACGGTAATTCCTGATGTCTATCACTTTGAAGCATTTAAAACAGACGGGAAATATATAGTCTGGCAGGAGACAGGAGCAAATGGCTCTTATGGGTCTAACCGGAGATGCCAAACAGTCCAGCGTGTACAGGTGGATTTTTATACCAACGACGAGCTTGATCCGACGGTGGACAGTCTGAGGATGGCATTGGATAATGACCTGATATGTTTCGAGGAGCAACCGCCGGTATTTGACACGGATACAAAGCAGATCAGGTACATTTTTGAGTGCGAAATCATGGCGGGGTAAAAAAGTGGCGGGAATATCTTATGACGGACTGGACGATTTGCTGAAAGACATTGACAGTATCGCAGACATCCCGGATGAGGTGCTTGATGATATGCTGGATGCGGAGGCTGATGTTGTTGTGCGGGCGCAGAAAGAAGAAATTGCGAGACAGGGACTAATAGACACAGGCGAGTTGCAGAGATCAATCAGCAGAGGGAAAAAATACTCTAAAGACCTCGGACGGAAGATGGATATATATCCACAGGGTACAAGGAAAAACGGAAAAAAAGAAATCAGAAATGCCGAGGTTGGATTCATCCATGAGTTTGGAGCACCGAGGGAGAAGATTCCGGCCAAAAACTGGATGAAGAAAGCTAACGAGGGTTGTGCCGATCAGGCGGTTGAAAGCGCCGCAAATGTTTATGAGCGTTATCTGGAAAAACACAATCTTTAAAAAACAGGAGGGAAAGAAATATGGCAGCATTTGGAGCAAAGTATATCAAATTTGCAGCAATCAAGGGAGAGGAAAAAAACGCGCTCCCGACTTACACAAAACCGGTAGAACTGGGGGGATTGGTTAAGGCAGATCTGTCCCTGTCTCTGGCAAGCGCGGAACAGTATGCGGATGATAGGCTGAGCGAGAGCTTGGAGGAGTTTATCAGCGGAACTCTGGCTGTTGAAGTGGCGGATATGACGGAAAAGATCTCAAGTGCAGTATACGGATCGAACTTTAATGAGGCACAGGAACTGGCAGACAACACTGCAGACAACGCGCCCACAGGGGGCATTGCGTATTATAAAACGCTGCTCCGAAATGGCAAGAAGTGTTATGAGGGTGTTTACTATCCGAAGGTGCGTGCCCAGCAGGTATCTGACAGTGCGCAGACCAAGGGCAGTAGTGCAAGTTTCCAGAACACTCCGGTAACGTTTAAAATTATGGAAGCGCTTAATGGAGACTGGAGAATCCGCAAGGAATTTGAGGACGAAAGCGAAGCAATTGCCTTTGTCGATAAGAAACTTGCAGAGAGTGAAGTCTAACAGGAGAGCGTGACGGATGACAAAGTACAGAGTAGCATCATGCAATGAAAAGAGGCTGTATCTCGCATATACAGCCTCTGCTATGTTTGATATTTATGATGTTTTAAAGGATGGGCAGCAGGTGACGGATGTCCTCGTGGGCACAAAAGACACATTCCCGACATTTTGCAAAGTGGTTGCTATAATGGCAGGCTATGGAGAGAGAATACGGCGCACAGAGGGACATCTTGCCGAGGAGCCGGTATCGGCAGAGAGTCTTATGCTGGTGGATCCGGTGGAATATCTGGAGCTTAAGAGAGAGGCGCTGGCAGCAGTCATGTGTGGATACCACAAGGATATATATGACGAGGATGAGGTAGATGTTGGGCTGGCAGAACTGCAAAAAAAAACAGACCGACAAGAGCACATATAATTAATCTGGCTCTTAATGCTGGTCTGCGGATAGCTGATCTGGACATCCTCTCAGTGGGAACGATCATTGACATCGTTACACTGAGAGGAAAACAGTTTAAGCATACGAATACACAGTAAATTAGGCGGTAGGATCATCCAGCAAAAAATGAACGAACCTATGCCATAACTTGCGAAGTATAAAAAATGCTTCCCTAAAGGCATAGAAGCCGATTACAAGCAAAACAATGCAACTGAACAAAAGAGACATTTTAACACCTCCATATTTATAATATCACTTTACTACAAGAGTAATGCAATGTCAATTAGGAAAGGGTAAAAATGGCAGTCCGAAAAATTAAAACCGTACTGGAAATCGGGGGAGAAAAAGAATACAGAGAGGCACTGGCCAGAGCGAACGCGGAGCTGCGGAATCAAAAAAGTGCCTTGTCCCTGTTAGCAAAGGAATATGATGGGCAGGCAAACAGAGAGGATGTGCTGAGGAAGAAGGTAGACTTACTTACCAAGGCAAAGGAAGCCCAGAATAAAGTGGTTTCTGCGGCCAAGGACGGACTGGCGAATGCGCAGGTAGAATACGACCGTTATACAAAACAGATAGAAGCATCCGCGGAAAAAATTGCGAAAGCAAATATCCGGATGGAGGAACTAAAGGAATCCATTGGGGACACGACAGAGGAACAGGAGAAGCTAAAACAGGAACTTGCAGAATACCAGCAGGAGCTGGATAACTATACATCAAAGCAGAATCTTGCCGGCGAGAGTGTTCGGGAGTGGCAGAAGCAGCAGAATACAGCAGAAACGGCTCTTAACAGGTTATCCACACAGTTAATACAGAACCGGCAATATCTGGACGAGGCAGAAAAAAGCACAGATCACTGTGCAAACAGTATTGACGAGTACGGGAAAAAGGTACGGAGTGCGTCAACAGACCAGAAAGAATTTAATGAAAAAAGTAAGAGATCGCAGGATGCAATCTATGGGATTGCATCTGCACTTGCTTCCGCAGGCATCAAAAGAACAGTGGAAGAAATTGCGAATGTGTTGAATGCCTGCGCGGATGCTTATACGGAGTTTGAAGTGTCGTTGGCAAAAGTGGGAACTATCGCCGACACTACTGTCGTTCCACTGGACGAAATGAAACGACAGATACTGGATTTGTCAAATGCAACGGGCAAATCAGTGAATGACCTGTCTGAATCGGTATACAA